ATCATCAATTAGTTTCCAATGAGTTTGGCCAGTTGTATCTACACCACTACTACCACTTAACCAAAGTTCCCAATTACCTGGGTCAACTTTTTCTCTAATTCTTGCTCTATTAGCAGAAATTATATAAACATCATCTGAATCAACACTTCCAGCCATTGTAAATTTAGTATCATTTGGTGTCAATAAAATATTTCTAAATTGTGAATACATAGCTTTTGAAGCCGCATTATCACCACCACTCGCTTTTGAACCACTACCCGCATAATGACCATACGAAATACCAAATTGAACTTGAGCCGTATCATCACTTGGGTCTACAGAATAAATATTCATATAATACTCACCACTTGACGCACTTTGTGCCGAAGAAGTGAAATATGTAGCTAAACTACCAGTATTACCAGACCATAGTGGAGATGAAACCACAGCTTTCATATTTTCAAGTATATCGTTGTCTGGGTCAAAAACAGTATAGATACTTGGTTTTGTTATTGGAGCTGGTCTACCAATACTCTTACCAAGTAGTTTGGATGCAACTGATAACCCACCAATTCCTTTTCCAGACTTTACAGCATCTTCTATCTGCATAATTTCTTGTGATGATAATCCCTTTTTTTTCTTTATCTTAGCCATTATTTATCTCCTACTCAGTAGTTACATTTACTGGTACATCAGCACTAATAGTTATTGGAATAGTATATGTCGCACCAGTTTCATTACCAACGATAGTAAGTTGTGTATTAATATCAGAAGATAATGTTCTTGCAATTAAATCAACTGCTTTAGCTACAACGGTAATTGAATTTTTTCTATCATCATCACCAATAAAAGTTGGTATTGTAGCTCCTTGAGCCGAAACTTCACCACCAGCCGATACCATCATTCTACAAGAATCTGAATTATGTAGTACAAATGTGTATCCAAGAGTTGCATCTGAAGCATTTCTTGTATTTGGTGTAATTGTTTGTTTAACACCAGCTTTCTTAAAATTCATTGAAGTTGTAGTAAGTTCAAGAATAGGCATCTTAGCTGTATTTTTGGGTAATGTGGTTAACTTATATCTCATTACTTGATTTTCGTCTGGTACGGCTTCTATCAATGGCATATTTTCAATAACTGCACCATAATAGTTAGAACCAAGAGAATTTGTCACATCCCATAATGTATAATCTATCTCATCATCTGCTAATGCAAATTTACTAATTTTAAATTCATTTCTGCCGCGAGCTAATAGCTCTCGACCTTTCTTAGTTAAGATAGCATCTACGGTTGTTGAAGAATTGTCTAAAAATCCCATGTTTTATCTCCAGTGATTAATTTTGTATTCGTATATAAATATTCGTCACCAAAATTTTTGGTAAAATAACTTATTGATTCATATATAAATATCATTGTTTTAGTTTTTTCTGTTTTTATTCTATACTTAATTTAGAATCGCCTGATTCTTTTGTTGTTAAAATAGTTGGTGAAGTTATAATTACTTCTATTGATTCTTTACCATCTGGTGTTGTATCATTCGTTTGTTTACAACCATCAAATAATAAATTTCTTAAAGCTGTAGTACTCTCATAAAGTGGTGTTACTTCGGCAGGACTTAATGAAGAAGAATTTGAATGATATCTTTGATGTTCTTTATTATTCAGATTGCCCGCTCTATAAAAACTTTCTTTAGAATTATAAAAATATTGTTCTATCTTATGATATTCTGATACTCTCGAACTACTAATAATGGGTGTACTTACTTCTTCAAAAAAACTCTTACCAGCTTGTCCACCAGAATATCCGCCATTATGACTTGCTATATAAGAACCACTATATATGTTATCACCTCTTGCATTATTAGTAAAACTATATAATGATGGCATAAGGAATGTATCATAAGTATCTATTGTGGTAGAAGAATTAGCTCCATATAAAGATGTTGTTGAAAAATCTTCATAAGTGCCACTCCACGAGAATACATCCTTAAAAAGATTTATACTACTTGTGTGGTCATTATATTCTCCAGTGAAACTTGGATACATAGATTCACTAATGAATCCATCGGTATCAAGATATTGACCAAAAAAAGATGGTATTATAGACTCACTAATAAATGTTTGATAGTAATCTTGTGTACCAGTAAAACTTGGATACATAGATTCACTAATAAATGTTTGATAGTAATCTTGTGTACCAGTAAAACTTGGGTACATGGATTCGCTAATAAATGTTTGATAGTAATCTTCTGTACCAGTAAAACTTGGGTACATGGATTCGCTAATAAATCCATCAATATCAAGATATTGGCCACTAGCAGATTCGGCATAATTTAAATCAATAGAATCTTCATAATATGTATTATCAATTTCTGGTGGTTGCCCAATAATAGCTTTAGAACGTTCAAATATATTTGACTCAATTAAAGTACCTAACGCGGCATTAGCTCGAGCTGGAATTAAACTTTTTATTTGTTCAAATATAGCTTTATCGTAGAATTTCAAAATTCTCATATAATCCCAAAAACTATTAGGTGAAGTATATTTCTGCCAATATAAATCTTTTATTTTTCTTAATCCACGATAATAAGTTTTAAATTGGTCTCTTGGGTCACCAATATAATCTGAAAAATCCAAGTTACCCATCGAAAACATAATATCTTCATTTATAACATCAGTTGGTGCAAAGAAAACACCAAGTTTATTTGAATCTGTACTTGTCAAATCATATGCACTAACTTCATTTCTACTATCTATTGATAATTTACTTCCATATATCAATCTATTTTCTTCAATTCTTATTTTCGTAGCTCGTCTCATTTGTGGGCTAAAATTAGGAACTACAAATTGTTCTACGTCTTCAGTATAATCATAACTATCCCTATCTGGATAATTTCTAGCACTACCAGTTTGGTAATAACTTTGGTCTGCACTTGTATCAAGTATATCAATAGAACCTGTTCCATGATTAGCTTCTTTATTAAACGAATATCTTAAAACTAAATCGGTATAAGACGCTGACGGATGGTTACCATTATAAGTTTTTGGAGCTCTAACATGATTATCAAAATGAGATTGTGATAAAGGTGAATTCCAATAACGAAATTCCATCATTGAACCAGTAAATTGATTACCAAATGTTCTTAAAGTATCACCACCAATGTATGCATCACCATCTTGTTGGAATTTATTATTCATTCCAGATAAAGCTCCACCAGCATTACCATCTACATTTAAACTTGCAGAAGATTGATAGTAAATTCTATTTCTTGTAGCGTCATATTTTTTAAGAAATAACTCGTAGTCAATATTTCGAGTAGTAGTATCGTCCACCAATGTTGCAGTACTTGCACTTTTCCTTGTTAACATTACAGACCAGAACTCGTTGTCAAAAACTGGTAACAATGAAGATGATATTTCCGCGTTAGTAGAACTACCAGTTATAGCAAATGTTAAGTAACCATTGTTGTCTGCCGAACCATCGTCCTTTAATGTAATTGCCCAATCAGTACCTTTTTGATAAAGTACTTGTTTAAATTCTCCACTACCAGATTGTACTGCTCTGAATCTGAATTCTACCGTATCAGGTACTCTACCAGAACTTGTATCATCAGTCCAAGTTGTTTCTACTTGTTGACTACCATAGAAATTTAAAGACCTTCTATATTTACGAACTATTTCATATACAGGGTTTTGTTCTGGTAAAACAGGCCCGCCATATTCTCTTACACGTAATATTGTTGTTGGTAAACCATAACAACTAATCAATCCTTTTAATGCACGAGAAGTACCCTTTGTTTTTAAGAAATATGGCATATTAACTAATATTCTATTCCAAACTTCTCGTGTAATATCTCTTTCGGCAGTAGCAGATGTTTGTACTGCTACATTATCAGAACCAGATACTTCTATACCAAGTTGATGTTTTGGTAAACTAATTAAATTTTTACCATCAAAAACTTTCCAACCAAACCCTTTAGCTACTTGATGTACTAAATCTCTTGACAATCCTTCGTCAATTTTATTAGTACGGTGATTTATATCAGTTAGAGCTTTTGTATATAACCATATATCATCAAAATGATGTCCTACCATATCTACAAACGTAAAGAATTGTTCATTTCTATCATCATCTTTAACATGCAATGGTAAATTGTTTACCAATCTGTCTAAATTTTGTCTATCATATAAAGATGCACTATCATCGTTTCCACCTTTCCAACTTAAATACTGACTTGATGTGGCTGGAGCTAAAACATATGGATTAAGTAAAGTTCCTGTACCACTTACTTTTGGCCAAGAAGTATCATTGAATTCTCCAAGTGAACTTGTTGCATAAGATGAAGATTGAAAATACATATACTTTTCAAATCCATCAAAACTATTTTTAACTTCACGTATACTTCTTTCTGCACTTCTTATATCGGATGTTGAACCACTTATAGGTATAAGTGAAGAACTTAAATTATTATAATGTTCTATACGTTTAATTTTATATTCAAAATTATCATATCTTTTTTGTATAGAACTAAATTTTACAAAGTTTCCGTAATTAGTATAATCATGATTCAATTCTACACTCAAATCACTTTGACTAATAAATTTATCTTCTAACTCGCCAGAAATATCAGCATTACTTGATACAATATTTTGTCTATTTTTCCAATCAGTTCTTGTACTTTCAAATGGAAGTTCTGTAGACCAATAATCTGGTTGTCTTAATACTATACCATCTATTTTCTCGTCAACAAAATCTATTAAATTAACAACTTTGGTAAGTGATGGTAACATTTCTCTCGAAACCCACACAAAATCCTTTTCATTAACACTTTTGGGTAATGGTCTATATAATTTAAAAACTACAGAATTTGGCCAATTTTTAAAACTTAAATTATCACTTCTAAAATTTGTTACTAATGAAACTCTATCACTACCCAAATTTACAAGTGTTCTCAAATCTCTTTTTTCTTTTAATCTCCAATTAGATTGTGCTCTTTTAAATGGATATTCCCATTCTTTTCCTTGAGCCCATTCACCATCTTCGGCTTCATTTGGAGCTGGTGTACCAGGATTGCCCCACACGTGTCTAACAAATTGAGCTTCTTCTGCCCAACTCCTATCAACTTCTATAATTGTTGGTGATATAACATCAGTAATTTGTGCAACAAATGGTTCATATGTTGGAATATATTTTACACCATCAATATAAATAATTTTATATGTAGTACTAATATTCCCACTATTATCTCTTACACTAGCTTTAGCTACATAAACACCTGAGTGTCTATATCGTTTACGTTCAGTAAAAGTTTCTGTATCGTGGTACATTTTATCTTCTAACTCAACATCCCTTTCTATAACATCAGAACCATCTCCGAAATCAAATTCATATTTTACAATTTGGCCATCCGTATCAGACGCACCGATAATGAATGTCATCTCATTTTCTATATCAGAACTATCTTCTGATTTACCATACGCAAACATAGTAATAGTAGCCGCTGAATTTGGAAATATTGTTACTTCACGTGAAGTTATTTTGGTATATGTATCTATACCATCACTATACAATGTAGTTAATGTTACTTGATATAACCCAGGCGATTTATATATATGACCTGGCGGCATATCTTTACCTTCCGTTTCATCATAATCACCATCACCCCATTCCCATAAATTTTTAACTGGGGTTGGTTCAGTTTTTATAGCAATTTTTGTTTGAAATGCATCAACATCACCATCAACATATCGTAAAAACATATTTACTGTATAAATACCTGGCTGTGTATAAGTATGATTATATGGTTCTATATTACCTGGTTCGAGTAATTGTTCATTGTATGTACCATCACCCCATTGCCATAATACACTATCGGCTATATGTGGTATGTATAAACAAGACCCGTCATCTATCGCCGCCCAAGGAACCCAATTCCAAGCTCTATCATCAACACACCCATTTAAATTTAATTCTGGTAATTGACCAACAAATGGTGGTGGTGGATATTGTGCAATAGAAAATGGTGAAATTGTTCTACCACTTGCTAACCAAGCTTGATAATCATTTAATTGGTCTTGTGAAATTTGTCCTAATGAAATAGCGTCAGCAAACCAATCATATAAAGGATGAGCTGGCTGAAATTCATCGAGTAACATTTGACCATAGGTAAGACTTTCTATATCACTATCGTATACGGGTATTAAATCTGGCCCATAAATTTCTGTCCACGTAATTACTTCTTCTTCTAATTCAGTTACTGTTGCATTAAATGTATTTATTTGTGCTAATAACTCTTGGTGTATCTCTATAACTGCCTGTACGCCCATCCCATTTTCAGTAGCTATGTCACCATAATTTATACCTCCAGCTCCAGCGTAACCAGACTCTTGTTGTTCCATTAATGTAAATAACCCTATACCACTATCATTTTGACCATATAAAAGACCAGCAGATATATTTTGTATATCAAGGTCTTCTGGGTCAGGTGGCCCATAAGAACCAATTTGAAATACAAATGGTTTTATTGCAACTTGCGGAATTGGAGCAATTTTAAAATCACTGGCTACCCATTCATTGTACGCATCTATATCAGCTGGTGTTAATGAACCAATATTTAATTCTGTTTGTATCCACCAATTTGCTAATGGAGTTTGGGCGGGGGAAATAGTTTGTCCATTACTAAATGTAAATTGAGTTAAACCTAATGCCGCAAAATAATCATCACCTATTGCTACTTCTCTAATATCATGAATAGGAACAAAAAATGCACCCAACCAATTAGGAGTTATAGTTGCGGCTGGTGGAGTAAATTTTACATCAACCCTATCACCAGGTACTATATCATAAAAAGTTCCATCTTGACCTTGTATTGTATTTTCTTGTAAATTTATTGGTGATTCACCAGTACTTGTTATTTCATAATAATCAACTTGATTATCAGTATATGTTTCTACAACTGGGTCTACTATAACTTCTTCTGTAGTTATATCTATTGTAAATGTTCCTGTTGAAATTCCTTCAACAGATTCGTTGGCTTCATCTACTCTTACCGCTCTTCCGCCATCTTCAATTCCATCTACAACAAAAGTTTCACCAGTACCAATTGTAATTGTATCACCAACTTCAACACCAAATGTACTCCACGGTTCAGCTGATTCTGGCACTTCCGCGACTACTTGAATTCTTAAAAGATTAGCAGAACCAACTAATGTCCATTCACCATTCAATGGTGCATCAGTAGAAGTTAATGTGACTGGAGTTTCTACTGTAGACGAACCATCCGTACCAAAAAAATCTGACGCGGCCGATGTATAAGAAGTATCAAGTCTAATTAACTTTGTTTGATTCCTTTCAATAACCGTACCTCTAACCCACGTATCGGCGTTGCCTGGAAATACACCTTCTGGTAAAGGTGGTGGGTCAATTGGTTCTGGTTCATATTCTACAATTTCTGGTAAATCTGCCGATACTGGTGGGGGTTCTGAATCTGGAACTGGTGGATATTCTATTGGGGTTTCATCTACTTCAGTTTGTGTTGGCGGTAGACGAGTATCAGTATTCTCATCCACATCATGAATCGGTACTGTCTCTCCCTCCTCTATCATCCTTAATATTAATGTATCTTCTTTTCCGCCCCATATAATCATAATTAGCCTCCACTACCAATTATAGAAGTAACAAAATCATATTCATCTGGACCTGTACTTGATGGTTTGTATTTTGGTACTACTTTATTAACTACGGGAATAGCTTGTCTTTCATATGGAATTAAAGGCTCATTCGGTGCTGGAATCTCATCTAAAATAGCTCCTGGAACAACACCTGGATGTTTTACCAAAGGAAGTCTTGGTTCTTCATAAATTCTTCGTTCAATATGAGTTATATAACCTCTATCGAAAATAAATTCACCACCAACAGATTTTTTTGTAAATTGTTTACTTCGTGGTAATCCTTGTAATCTAATTTTTTTGCCACCAAATCCATCTGGAAAAGTCATATCTACATTTAAATTTTTAGTACCCCAATGTTTTATTGTTTTTCTTAAACTATTAAAAGATTCTTTAAATCTATCACTATCAATATTATTTGGTACTAACCTAATTTCTCGTCTATCTTCTGAAATTTTATGTATCCACGCAGAATTATTTTTTATTAACAATTCTTTTCTACGTTCAACTTCTTCGCCCTTAACTCCACTATAAATTAAATTATCATCATCAATATACCAAGGTAAGTCGGCGTTGTCTGGATATAATCTTTTTGGACCAGTATAAACTTCATTGTTATGTGCATAAACTAATATAGTTTCATCAGTACCAAACTCTTCTCTTAAAAAATTATAATTAACTTGATATTTACCTCTCACATAACCTTTACTTCGTAAATCATTGCCTGGTTTTACTATTACATTATTACCTTCTACTATATAATCTTTTGTAATAAAACTTTCAATTAAATTTGTACCACCAGCATCGTAAATATGACATTCAATATAATCATGCACACCTGGTGTACCAGATAGAAATGGAGGCCAATCATAACCAGGCAGACCTATTTGTCTATTGCCACCAACTTCTAAAAGTTGTTTATCTTTTGGTTTTAATCTATGAACTGCCATTTTAATTTCCTAAGAGTACTGGTGTTGGGATATATCCGTTTAGACATCACCATTATTATTATCCGAATACTTATCATCCTGTGGGTTCAATTGGTCGGTGGTCATTGCACTCACATTATATATAAATGTTCCATTTCCAACATCTAATGTTACATTTATACCCAATTCATTCATTAACTGACTATTGAACTGTGCTTCTGCGAAATGAGCAATATTTTTCGTTTGAAGTCTAACTTGTACAACATCACCATCATTAACAGATAAAGATTGTGCTCTCCATTCGCCATCATTTACTTTAAATTGTGTATTAACACCCATTGTACCTTGTCTAACATTAGCGTTTACTTGTTGATTAATACCAGATATGGTTCGTGGTGCACTTTCAGCCCAATTTGGAAGAAATGCTACATCAAGTAATTCTGACGGGAATGTAAATGGGTCTGGTGTTAAAATTGGATTTTCTGTAGCAACTGGTGTTGGCGTTGGGGTTGGTATTGTAAATCCACCAGTAATTGTTTGCTGTCCACCTATAGGATTACCAGGTGGAGCTATATTAAATACTGAATAATCTACACCAAACAAAACAGGAACATCAACTTTACCATTATCATTTGCAACAATTTGTGTAACAAGTGTTTCTACAATTTCTCTTGTTGGCTCAAGTTTATAATGAGCCGCATTTACAGTTGCTTCTGGTAATTGTTGTGGTTGTATTTGAATATTAATTGAAAAATCATTACTCATTACACCATCAACTGACGCTCTAAAATTACCATTACCAAGTTCCGCAACTTCTGTCGCGGATACTATATATAGTCCTACACTCGAATCTACTACATCAGAAAATACTAATTCAAGATTTGGATTTTGGGTACCAGTTATTTTAAAAATCTTTAACTCTACCCCTGTCGCTGGTACTGGAACTTCTGTTGTTCCCGTAGGAATTGTTGTAGTAGTTGTAGTAGTAGTTTCTGTTTGTCCTGGAAGATTGCCGCCTAAATCACCGGCTCCACCAATCATCCTTGATATGGTTGTATTATTTTTTCCACCCCATAATAACTTTGACATCTTAGCTTTCTCCTTAGATAAAATCTGAATTTTGTTGCTCATTCATCCAATCAGTTAAAGAATCTACTTCTTGTGTTTGTTGTTGAGTTGGGGAATTAATCCAATTTATAGTTAAACTACCCCACGCAGTTAAATTACCAGGTGTAACTAAAACTTGGTTAATTGGATAACTTTGTGTGTTCCCTGGTGGTGCAACATATGTTTCAGTTGATGGCTCATCCATATCATCTTCCATTTCATCCATACGTAGAATCTTAGTATTTAATTTACCACCCCATATTAATTTATAATTTTTCATATTAACTCCTTAATATCCTATTTTATTTTGTGAGTTAAAAGACTTACCACCAGATTTTTGTACTGGAGCTGGTCTTGAACTATTACCCGTTACTCCTCTAACATCATCTACTCCAACCGCGTTTCTTCGGTTTTGAACCGCGGCATCTCTAGCTAAAGCACCTTCACTTTTTATTTCTTTATTAACTTCGTTTTCATAGTCAACTCTTTGTCGTTCATTCATAATATCACCAGGTCTTGCTAACATTGGTTCGCCAACTAATTGATTAGCTAATAATCCAACTTGATGCACAGATTTAGCTACTTGGCCAGTAATTTGATATAAAGTTTCCATAACTGGTTTACCATCTTCTAATCTTTCTCTAATCTGTTGCAATTTTTCTTCATCTAATCTTTCCATCCCTGGAACAAAAAAATCTTCATCTCTATGAGTACCAAGTAATGCATCGGCGTTACGCATTCTTGTATTAGTAATTGCTGGCCCTTGGGTTATACTATCATATAATTTTGAGCTCAACACTACAATATCTTCATTTGAAAACCCCATCATTTTAACCAAATCCATATTTTGTATTGGAAATTTTACATCATCTTGAAATAAACATAATGTATTACCACCAGTTTTAGTTATTAATGTTCCATCCTTTACAGTTATAAATGGTTTATCATTTAACGTAAAACCTCTATCAATAACTTCATCAAGAATTTCATTTTTCATTTCATGATTTCTATAAACCATGTTATTATAAACATATTGATGTGGTGCGTCTAACCCCATTCCAGTTCTAACATCTTCATATGATTGTAATTCACCATCAATCTCATATGGTTGTGCTGAACCCGTAATTTTAGCTTTGGTCAACGCCGAATCAAGTTTTAATTCATATTCTTTCTCATCTGCGTTAGCAAGTGATTTGAAATAGTCATTATCAAATAATTCTTGCGCGGTATATGGCATTATCGTATCACCCTAAATTCAAAATCATTATCTATAATTTGTACTATTTCACCAATTCCACTACCACTTACTATTTTATAATTAATTCTATAATTTCTTTCTGGTTGAAACCCCTGTAACCAAACATCAAAGAAATTTCCAGTTGAATCACAACCAATAATTGAACCACTACCAAACGGAATAATTACATCTTCAGTATAAGCATCTTTTATTTCAAAATACGAACTACCACTTGGTAAATACTTTGGTGTTACTTGATTTGTAGTAGTTGACGACCAAGTTTTTGCAGGGAATCTTTCTCTACCAACAACTCTAAATCTAACTTTAGAATCCTCTTGATACTCTGGTCTAAGTTCTTTCATATACACTTCTAAACTATGTAAGTCACTACCAGTTAATGGACTCAATGAACCAGTATTCCACGTAGTATCATTCCAAACTACTTCAAGTTTTGGTGGATATATAGTATGAGTTTCTCGTGAAAAAAATGAAAAATGACCAAGTTTGGTAGTACTACCTTCTGCTAAAGTAGAGTCTGTATTACCAACACTACCACTCCGCTTCAATATAAATCCCTCATTCGGATAAGAAGACCCACTACTAATCCAGTTGTTTACAATACCAGTTACATCCATTCTAACATCACTAGCTTCATTTGTAAATGATTGTGACGCTTCTAATGTATATGTAGATGCTCCATTAAACCATGTTCCACCAGTATCATTAGTACCCCCAACCCATTGGTCATTCGCTGTCGGGCCTGTTCTAAACCTCCAAGACGCTCCATCGGTGATTGGTGGCCAATCAAGGTATCTTCCCTCTCCATTTTCCCAAGATTGACTGACAGGATATGCATATAACACATCACTTGAACCCAATTCTTGTGAATTAGCATCATACAAATTTAAATAATATTCAGCATCAGATGGTATCAATCCACTATTAATTGACTCTGATATGTACGTTAAATCAAACTGAATTAAAGCTCTGGAGACATTTATTTGTGTACCAGAATCATTCATATCTTTACGTACTTCTAATATTTCATCAAGACCAGTATTCTGACTTGATGTTGCATTTCCTTCATACAAAGTTGTATCTTTTGTAGCAAATTCAAAATAATGCATTATATTATACTCCCTACTACTTGACCTTTTATGTCACTATCTGGATATTTTAATTCAAAAATACAGGGGTCTAAGGATGGATATATTACACCATTTTTATATGCCGCTCCCATATCATATATGTGACCAGAGTAACCATCTGAAGTTCTCCACTTGTTTATTATACGAACTGGTAATTGTACGGGGTCACCAGGGCCATCACCATCTAAATCAATTGAAAACGGAATTAATTGAGCTACTCCATCAACCAATGATATCTGATATGATATGTCGGATATCATTATTGGTTGATTAATTTCCCATCTATCAATATCAAAAAAGTTTTTAATCTTCTGAATACACTTTAATAATACTTCTTCTTTATTATATCCAGATTTAGTCATAATTTTAAATTCCACGCCTATATTAACAATCCACGCATCTTTTAAATTTATAGCATCAGTTACCATTCTATATTGACCAAGATAATTTTTTAAATTTTCTTTTACGGCTAAATTAGTAGTAGCTAAATTTTTACTATAATCATACCCAAGTAAATACATATTTAACGCTAATGGATTTGGAATTCTTGTAGGAACTTTTGGAGCACCAGTTTCTGGCGAATCATCTTGTCCATATAAACTTTTATCAATACTAAAAATACCAGTACCATCAACCGATTCCTTTTGAAATTGAAATTGAGCTACTTCTAATTGTTCATCTGGTACTATATACGCTTTAGATATAGCACCATATTTAGCAGGCATAGAATACGCTCTAACTATATAATCATATTTAGTAACAGTTCTTCCTTGAGCTTGAAAATGAGCTAACGCATTTTGTTTTATCTCTATAACACTCTCTTTACCTTTACCACCACGTGCTGGATGCGGGTTGATAACTCCAAGTGAATTTTTTGATTGAATTACAGTAGCACTATCAAGACCAGTAGAAGTTAAGCTAATATTCTTTTCTTTTAATTCAATAATAGAACCCTCGGCTACATTATGAGCTACACCACCCCCATGTGCATATTTTATAGTTAATATTGTATTACTTGGAGCTAATCCATACGCTTTTGTTTTTAAAAAGTTAGCCGGGTCAAATGTTCTATCTAACATAGAAACACCTTCTGGTAAAGAAGAACCCACATTATCTGGATTTGGTATGATTTCCTCGTCAGCTCCTGCCGAAACACCAGCTCCGAATCGTAATTCCGTTCTACCATCAGGTCTCATATACTTTGTGAATCTCCTTGGTGTTTTAATTAATCTAATTAAATAAGGAACATCATCTGAATATTGTGATAACTCTGGGTCTGCACTATCTGCATTAGATACATCATCAAATACAATATCTTTTGCTAAAAAATCTACTTCATACCAATTATTTCCATCGTCATCTGTAACAGACATAATATTAGTAACATCTGAGTTAGCTAAAGCAATTCTATCATATTTTTTAGCCGAACCAAAGGTAAATGTTTCGGTTGTTATATCACCACTATATACAGTTGCAGACTTTTTTAAAAGATATTTGGTTGGTTCTACACCAGAAGTTTCATATATAGTAGTTGAACGTGGTGCTACAGAACTTGAATTTGCAAAATCAATATCTTCTTGCATTCTAAATACAACACCATTTGCCGATTTCATTTGAGTACCACTTAATACTTTCATAGCGTATCTATAATCCGGTCTAATAGTATCACCACTACCTATAGCTGGAATCGTTTGAAATAAATCTATTTTTGTTGAAGATGGTGTAGCTAACTTTGGTTTGTATCCCAGTGATTGAGCTATTTCGAAAACATTTTCTATTTCTTCTGCATAAGATAACAAAGATTCTTTGAATCTATCATCAATATAATAAGATAATACATCTCCAACATACGCCGCCATTTCAATAAACATCATACCTGGGTCTGACTCATTAAAATCATTAAATGTATTGGGAAAATATGTTTTAGAAAATTCTATTAAACTATCTTTAAAGTTTGAAAAATCTTTACTAAGATATTTTACTTCTTTTTTTTCTAATTTTGCCGCCGTAGCCATTTAAAATCTCCTAAAAATTGGAAAAGAAAGTTAATTGTAAAGAATCAAATATGCCTGGTTCTATAGTAACGCCAAACTCTATAGCAACATCAATTTGATTTGGATTCTGTTCGCTTGTATTAACATCAATTCTATTAATAACTACGTGTGGTAACCACATTTTTAAAGCATCTTTAATAGCTTCTTCCACTTTAATTGTTGTATCGCTTCGAATCGGGTCAAACAAAATAGAATATAAATCAGAACCAAACTCTGGCAAAAATGGTCTCTCACCTTTCATTGTCAATAATAAATTTTTTATATTATGTGACGTTTGTTCTAATGTTGTTTGTGTTTGTTGAAAAAAACCAGACTCAGACCTACCAAGTGGAAACGATAATCCAATCCAAGTATCTGGACTCAAATCATTTTCTAAAGCACCCATTTACTATTTTCCCTTTTTATTATCTATAGCTTTCATTACTTTGCTATAATCTCTTGTTAAAGCATTTTGAACGTGGTCAGGAACATCTTCGACATTAACACCAGCTTTTCTTATAGTATCAACTGCTGCCATTTCTCGTTTACCCTCGTCTGATTTTCCATATCCCACTAATTCGCTAACATGATTAGTATCAAATGTACCACCACTCATAGTTGGATATTCTTCAAAACCAGGTTTACTGCGTCCAAGTCCACCTTTAGTTTCATTAAGAATTTTATTTAAAGTCTCATTTTTTGAATAGTGGACTTTTTCTTTAATTTTACCATCAACTGATTTATTAAATTCTTTTGATAAAGATTTTAAATCTACTCGTTCATCTCTAAAGTCTTCTTTAATAAATATCTCTTTTAATTGTTTTGGTAGTTCTTCCCTAACTTTCTTTTCTACTATTTTTTCAATAATTTTTATAAATTGTTTCTTGTTCATAACATCTCCTATTAACCTTTAACTCCCGCTACACCAGTTGCATTCTGTATTACAAATTCACGAGTGTCGGCTTCTGCTCCACTTCTTTTAGCAGTGGCTACTAATTGACTACCTGGAACTGTTCCACCATAGTTAGCCTCCACATCAGCTCTCATTTCTTCAAGATTATCTGTAAATGTGAATGTTTGATTTCCCTGCATTTTTAGTGTTGTTTTATCTTTAACATCAATCCAAGCTACAAAACTTTCGGGTCCAGTTTTAATAACATCTTCATCGACTAAAAATTTTCCAGGTTTTGCATTCTTTCCATTTACACTTACAATACCTTTTGTTTTCATTATAACAGCTTTTGC